TAGCACACCACCGGGTACCGTGCGGCCACGTTCGTGGATGAGTGGCAGCAATACCTGCTCATAAAAAGGGTTTTGTAAACCGTTGTTTTCGATAAAGAAGTAAGGCTGTGCAGCATTGCCTATAAAGTCACGGGTAGCATACAGCCAGTCTATAAATGTGGCGTTGGTAGTTACATCCACGAACGCTTTATAAACGTAAAATTTAAGATCAGCATAGCCTATGATTGCAACAGCCTTACAACTATTTTGAACCTTTGCCCTGCTGGTGGGGCGGTCTTTATTTGATGGGGATGGATCGCTGTAAACGATCACGAAAGGCATGGTGTGTAATGGTGGACATTTGCCGTAGGTCATTTCCTTAAAAACCTTTCCCTGTCCGATAGGATTATTAAAATACTCTTTTTGGCCGCTTTCATAACTGATCTTTTCCAGTATGGCATCAATGTGCGCCTCGCTGTTTTTCTCAGGCCAAACACTATTGCCGCTTTCATCACGGATATTTACCAGCTCCACATCATCGGCATACTCCGCAGCTCTTACCGCAATGCTGTCCTCTGCAATGATGTTGTTATCAATGAAAATAAAATAAGCCTTACTAATATCAACTGTAGGTATTACGGCTTGCTCAAACCATTCCCAAACCTGTTGTAAACGTTCTGCGCTGCGGCAAACCTCATCATCATCCATATCATCGGCAACAACCACATTTATACGCAGCTCCTCATTTTTTGCACCCCTTGGGTTTTGCCCTGCACCCACGGCACGAAACGTGCAGTTATCCCTGGTAGTAAAATCACCGTGCGCCCACTTGCCCGGTTTCTCCTGCATACCATAATCATTGATCAACCGCTGGTTGCCTTCAAAGTTGGCCATGTAGCTATCCAGTAACCTTTCCGCATTATCATAGTTCTTACTCAACAGCAGCATGTTTATACGCAGTTTCTTTACAAACTTCATATACATGATCTCAAACATGCGGCGGGTGGTTTTACTTAAACCTCTGCACCATGCACGGCGTTGATAAATGCCATCTAAGAACCGTTTAAGTATTCTTAGAAAGCTCTTTTTTTGAAAGGTTGCAGCTTTGCAAAAACAATACTTTGGAAAGTAATACTCAATCCATTCCTCCTCATTGCCTGGCTTCTCTAAATGCTTTATACGCTTTGCTTTGTCGGCAGGCGTTTCATTAATATCAATGGGTGTGCTGTTGCGCAGACTGTCTAAAAGGTCTGCCCATTCTTCCATGGCCTGTTTGTTGGTCTTATTGGCCAACACCATTTTTACAGTACTCATGATTTTTTAAGGCTTTGTAAAAGAAATGCATTCCACAACTCGGCAAACTCCATTACCTGATCCATGGTGCCGGTTAACTGTAAAAACTTTACGAAGCGGATGCCGCTTTCTACCATGTCACCAATACCTAAATCAGTTTCAAGGTTACGGATTGATGCGGTGGTTTTAATTCTTACATCAGCCTCCGAAGATGTTGCCCAGTTGTTGCCCTGTTCTTTGGGCCTTGTATTGATGGCAGTTTGCAAACGATCCAGCTCCTCATATAAATCATTTAATATTTGCTCTTTGGTGGCCAGTAACCTTGCACGCAGTTTTTTCCAGTTAAACTCAGTAACCCATTTGCTCATTGTCTTCTCACTAACACCCACTTTTTTGGCAACAATCTTTTGATCCAGTTTTTCACGGGTAAATAGAATTTTAGCCATGTACTGTTTATCTGCTATTGTAATATCATTCGCCATAATGCTCACAAATATCAGCCACAGCAAAGCTGTTGAACGAACTCAAAAACTATCATAGTGCTGTATGCGCACTACATCAGCGCAACCGCTGTAGTGCTGTGTTTACTGCGTTTGGTAAGGGATTTAGGGCGCTGCATTTTTACACCCATAAAGCGCACACAACGGATGAGCAAGTTTAAAAAGATTGATAAAATTTTCACGTTGGGCGATAGTTCATTGAATAGTTACAGTTATCGTTTATTAACCTCCGGCTTTGCGCTGGATGATTTTAAACGTAACCCTATTGGTTATTACATGCATGGTGGCACTAAGGATGCGCCACGTGACTTAGGCGTACTCGTTAGATGGGAAGACATTGCCATTAAAGATGATGCCATCACAGCAAAACCATGTATTAACCTTACCCATCCACGGGGCCAGCGCACCGTAGATGAAATTGAGGCAGGCTTTTTAAATGCTGCATCATTTGGTAGTAATAAGGTATTAGAGATCAGCACTGATCCAGCCGATTACGTGCCAGGGCAAACGGGTATAACTGCAAAAAAATGGTTGTCAGGCGAATGTAGTCTGGTTGACCGTGGAGGTAACTACAATGCAACCGCATCGGACCTGATAGATGAAAACGATCATCCCATTGACTTAGCAACGTTTGCACCACCCAAAAACATTACGATGAAAAAAATTGAATTAAGTCCCGCTCAATTAGCAGCTATTCCAAACTTAAGTGCCGAGCCTACACAAGGCGAAATTGATACAGCACTGGCCGACCTGGTTGCAAAAGCTGGCCGGGTTGATTCACTGGTAACCTCTTTGGCAACTGAAACAACCGCCAAAGAAAAAGCCTTACAAGACCTCGCAGATTTAAAAGCAGAAACTGTAAAGGTAGAAGTAGCCGACCTGATCGCTGCTGGTAATACAGCTGGTAAGTTTAGTGTGGAAGCTGGTAAACTGTTGGCTAAAAACTATGCCACCAACCCAACAGGGTTAAAGGATTTAATTGCCACTATGCAGCCAGCCATGCAGGTTACAAAGCAGCTTGATCCATCAAAACAGAAGTTGGCTGACCTGATTGATAAGAGTTATGAGGAGCTTGATAAAGCTAACAAACTGGAAGATTTAAAGGCCATTGATCCTGATAGCTACTACGAAAAGTTTGAGGCTAAGTACGGTAAAAGGCATATCAACGACACCCGCAAATAAACCACCAACCCAATACAACCATTTACAAAAATTCTTAAAAAGTATACGATGAAAATCAAAACAATTAGTGGCCTCATTTTTATTGCACTGTTGACAATGCTCATAGTGTTAACCACCGGCTGGAACCCTGCCGCAGTATTCACAATAGTTTTTGGGCTGTCACTCTTTGCAATGCCAAAAGGCGTATTGGCAATGGCTGTTACAGTTGAACTGTGGCAGACAGATATTATTGAAAATCTGTTTAAAAACAATGCGTTTGCAAAACGGGCGTATAATGCGGATCAGTATGTATTGGCTGGTAAGGTGGTGCATATACCACGGGCCGGTACACCATCAGCGGTTACTAAAAACCTCAATTCATTTCCTGCGATAGCTGTTAAACGTACCGATGATGATATCACCTACGCAATCGACACATTTTATACCACACCTCGCCATATTGAGAAAATTGAAAACTACGAGCTGAGTTACGACAAGCGCCAAAGCGCATTGGGTGAAGATCAGGCCGCTTTGATTGATACCTGTATGGATGGCCTGTTATTTAACTGGATGCCGCTTGTAGCTAATACCATTTTAACCGATGGCCCTGCGGTAGACCCTACAATGGCAGGTGGTACCGCTCACCGATTGGCTTTCTCTAAAACAAATTTACAGGCTGGTAAACTGGCTTTGGATAAAGATAAGATACCAGGCACAGGCCGTATCGCTTTGTTAACCGCTGATCATTACAACCAGTTTTTTAACTCGCTGAGCGATGCTGAAAAAACCAACTTCAACAACGTAGCCAACCTGGCTGAAGGTGTTGTTGGCAGGTACCTGGGCTTTGATATCATGATGCGTACAAGTGTAGGCCGTTACCGTGGAGCTGATGGAGCTTTTGTAAAGGTGGATGAGTATGATGCAGGCTTTGCAGCCTCCGACAAATCAGATGACCGTGCAGCCTCCCTGTTGTATCATGAAAAAACTGTGGAGCGTGCCTTTGGTAATGTAGAAATGTTCGACCGGGCAAACGATCCGCTGTACTATGGTGATGTGTATTCATTCATTTTAAGGATGGGTGGCCGTATCCGTAGGGCTTCCGGTGTGTATGCTGTAGTGGAGGCTTTAGCCGCTTAATCAATTGCATTTTTTGCTGCTCTTATAAGTCCGGGCGTTGCTGCCCGGACTACTTTAAAAATCTCATTCAACAATTTCAAAAAAATAC